TTTAGTTATTAGTGATACAAATACAACATCAAATAGGGATTTAATTTTAACAGGTTCATTAGGAGTAACTAATATAAAAGGAACAGGTAGTTTATACCTACAACCAAATCAAAGTGACCCAAGATATTTGGAAATATATAATACATCACCAACTGACACACACATCACAGCAAGTGGAGGACAAATATTTTTAGGTAATGATGAAACTTATGTTAAGGTTGATAATTATGGTTCGGTTAAACATATTGATATTGTAGCAGACAATGGTGTTAATATATCAGGTTCAGTTCAAGTTACAGGTTCATTAGATATTAATGGTAATATCACAGCAAACTCCGCGTCATTTAATTATCTTACAACGATATATGAAACGGCGTCAATTATATATTCATCAGGTTCAAATCAATTAGGAGACGAATTAACGGACAAACAAACATTATCAGGTTCAGTTCAAGTTCAAGGTGAATTGTTGGTTAATGGTGTCGCAGTGGTTACTGGTAGTGTTAATAGAGATGGTTTAATAACCACAGGTTCATTATATGGTGTAACAGAACAATCTATAACAGGTTCATTATATGTGTCAGGTAGTGGTGGAATAAGTATTGGAACAGGTAATGGTAATGACGACACTTTTAGTGGAGTTAATTTATCGTCAAATGATGTATCATCTTTTTTAGTTGTTAAAAGTAAAGAATATGCTCAATTTATATTTGGTGTAAATGATAGTCCTGATTATAATTATGATAATCAATTTAATATAGTTCAATCAACCGGTTCAACTCAATTTACAGAATATAACCAAAATACAGATTATAATTATAGACCTTGGTTACAAGTTCAAGCAAGCACATCGGGAACATCAGGTATTAAACCAATTCAATTATTAAGAAATACAGAAATAACAGGTTCATTAACAGAACTTGGTAATGTGTATATGTTAAGTCCTGCTTTTAATAGTGGTTCAATTAAATTAAACATAACAGGTTCAGCACCAGTTTCACAATCAAACTTTATATTTGGTAGCACAGCAGGACCAACAAACGCAGTTAATACAGGTTCAATAATTTTATCAGGTTCAAATAATATTTTATTAACAGGTGTTAGGAGTAATACAACAACAGCAGGAACATATGGATATATCGGTGGTAATAGTAATATAATGAATGTGGTTCCAACAATAGCAACAGGTTCATTAGGTGTTACTACCACAGCAAATATATTATACGGACAAGTAGTATTAGACGGACCAGTAACAAGTAGTTTTGGTAGTGGTGTTGTTACTTCAACTTTTAATAATAATATTACAACACAAAACAATACAACAACATTTAGACACAAAAGCGGTTCATTTTCTCATACGGGTAATTTAACTATGGGTAATTTTAATTCGTTCGCAACCAGTTCTTGGTTTGATGATGGTATATCTTTTATTCAAAATACCGCCAATATTTTACAAGGTTCAGGAACACAAGTATTAAATGTAAGTAGTTCAGTTATATTAACAAGAAATATTATTAACTCCAATAGCACAATAATTAATAATCAATTTACCAATCCAACAAACTATCTTGTAAATGGTAGTGGTTCATTATCATTAACTAATAATATTTTTGGTGGAACAACACATACAATATTATCAAGTGGTAGTAATTTAACAAATAGAGCAATAGTAAATAATTTAGTAATAGGAGCACAAAATACACTAAATCAAATATCAAGTGGTTCATCTTCTACTATAATATCTAATACAGCAGTATTAGGAGCAAGTTTAATTGTTTCAGGAAGTAATACATCACAAACGTTAGGTGGTTCAACATTTGTTGGAAGATTTAACGCAACGGGTTCATTACAAGAAGGAACAAATGAAGCAGTATTTGTGGTAGGAACAGGAACGGCAGCGAACGCAAGAAGAAACGCTATACACATTGATAATAATAACAATACAAGAATTACAGGTTCGGTTACAATATCAGGTTCATTAATTGTAAATGGTAATTCAGTAGTTACAGGTTCAGTAGTAACAGATAGAAATGGTTTAATAACAACAGGGTCAGTTGGTAATACACAACAATTAACAGGTTCTTTAAGAATGAGTAGTGGTTCGTTATTACTTGACGCAGGTAAAGACGACGCAAAAATAGCGGATTATTTTAATCGTAATGTATTATATAAAAGTGAGCAACTTGGTAAGTTATTGGTAGGTCAAACTAATATGGACCAGATAGACACACAATTTGGAGTAGTAAGTGGTAGTATAAACTTATTTCAATTTGGAGGTAATACTAACAATTTTAGAACAGGTAGTAATAATACTTTCTTTACATCATCACCAGGGTTAAAGTCAGGTAGTAATAATACATTTATTGGAACATCACCACAATTTACAACAGGGTCAGGAAACTTTATTATTGGTGGTTTTAATAATTCAAGATTTTCAGGAACAAGTGTTAATAATTTATTTTCAATAGGAACAGGTAATAATAATTCATTTATTTTTAAGGAAGGTAGTAACCCTACAACTATTGTTGGAAACGCAACAATATCAGGTTCATTAGATATAACAGGGACTTATTCTGTTAATGGTGTTCCGATTGGAGATGGAAATAGAAATGGTTTAATAACCACAGGGTCAGGTGTAGAACAATCTATAACAGGAGCGTTAAATATAAGTAATGGTATTACATTAAAAGGAAACCAATTCAAAATAATAGACAATCCAATTACATTTAGTTCATCTTACGCAATAGGAACTGCTAATGATGTAGCAATAAATTATACTCAAGGAGTCGGTTTAGGAATTAGAAATGGTAATATACAAATAGGTAGAGAATCAGGACAGAACTTTCTTAATAATCCAAACACAGCAGGAAACTTTTTATTCGGTCAATATGGCGGTCAAAGTTTTGAAAGTGGTTCAGGTAATGTATTTTTACATACAGGCGGTAGTAGTTTTATAAGTGGTAGTAATAATACATTTGTTGGAAGAAATTACGCAACAATTACAGGAGGAACAAATAATGTTATATTAGGTGGGTATGACGCACCTGAAACTAACATAAATGATTATATGTCATTAGGTAATTCAGTTAATAGTTTTATTACTAAAAGAACATCTCAACCTATTAGAATGAGTGATAGTTTAACTATCACAGGTTCATTAAATGTAAGTGGTAGTCAATCAATTACAGGTTCAATAGATATAACAGGAAATTATTATGTTAATGGTGTAGCGTTTAGTGGTGGAACAGATGGAACATCAGGAACGAGCGGTGTTAGTGGTAGTAGTGGAACAGATGGAACATCAGGAACGAGCGGTGTTAGTGGTAGTAGTGGAACAAACGGAACATCAGGAACAAGCGGTGTAGCAGGTTCGTCAGGAACAAGTGGAACATCAGGAATTAATGGTTCGTCAGGAACAAGTGGTGTTAGTGGTAGTAGTGGAACGAGTGGAACATCTCCATCAATATCAGGAGCAGGTTTAATTACTACAGGTTCGGTTGGTGTTAGTCAATCAATTACAGGTTCATTAATTTTATCAAGTTCAGTTCCAATAGCAACATCAAGTTTTATTGTTTCAGGTTCAATGGAAGCTACAGGATATATAACTGGTTCAGTTATTAGAGCAACAACTTTTAATGGAACAACTACTAATTTAACTAACTGTAATAGTGCTTTCGCAACATTTGGTGGTGGTTCAACTGTAATAGGTAATACAATTAGTAATAACGCAGCGTTTGGTGGATTAAAGTTCTCCTCAAACGCTGATTGGACTTTAATAGCACAAAACCAATATGGAGTTGTTATAACAGGTTCATTATCAGGAACAGTATATCCTTTATCAATAGCGTCTTCAACAGCGTCATTAAACTTAAATAGTGGTAGTTATTATACATTACAATTAGTAAGTGGTTCAAATACATTTATTAATGTAAGTAATATACATAGAGGACAAACTGTAAATATAGAATTAGCAACAACAGGTTCAGGAACAGTAAGTTTCTCATCAAATGTAAAACAAAACCCAATCTCCTCTTATGTTCCAACAACAACAACAGGAACAGATGTTATTCAGTTAATATCTTTTTCAACATCAAGTTTAAGTTTAATAAATGTTAATAAAAATCTTGTATAAATATGAATAATATAATAGTAAAAAAGAAAGAAAGTTTTAGTTTGTATGGTGACAATACATCATTTACAATAAATAATTTAATTGTATATCCATTAACAAAAGAAAATGATAATAGAGATATTATGGAAACGGAGTTTGTAATAAGTTGGGAAGATAGTATAGATTTTTATTTTATAGATTTATTTACAACAAAATCACAAATATACACAGACGAAGAATTAAATAATATAATACAAACGGAGAATTATACAAGACCAACTTTAGAATAAACGAAAAAAACACTATATTTATAATATATGAGTAATAAAAATAAAATAACATTAGATAGTTTCACATTTGATGGCGCAGCTCGTCTCCCGATTTACGTAGAGATTAGTAAGCAAGACCCTTGGGTAAGATATGGTGAAAGTAATAACCTCTATAGTTCATATCAAGTGTTCTATCAAAATGTTCCTATACATAGGGCTTGTCTTCAATCAAAAATATTTGGTATCCAAGGTAAAGCAATAACAACAGAAGACCCTGCACATATGGAATTAATCGGTATGGCAAATCCTTATGAAGATTTATATGACTTATATAAAAAGTTCGTTAAGGATTATGTTGTATTAGGTTCTTTCTCCGCACAAATCGTTCGTAGTAATGATGGAGGTATAGCACATTTTTATCATACACCCGTAGATAAAGTTCGTTCAGGAAAAGCAGGAGAAGATGATATTGTAAGAAATTATTATATCAGTGAGAATTGGGATAAGTGTAGAGAACCAAGATTTAAACCAAAAGAGGTTGCTGGTTTTTCAATGGAAGACACCACAAATCCAATACAAATATTCTATTATAGAGATTATGAACCCAATGGAACTTTCTATTATGGTTTCCCATCTTATATTAGTTGTGTTCCGTCATTACAATTAGCGGTAGAGGTTGTTAATCATCACCTTACATCAATACAAGCGAACTTAACACCAAGTATGGCTTTATCATTAGTTGGGGAAATACCTCCTCCTGAGGAAAGACAAAATATATTGGAGAAATTAAAAACTCTTTATGGTGGAACCAACGGACAAAAGTTTTTCTTAAACTTTATTGAATCGTCAGAACAAAAACCGCAATTAGACGTAATAACACCAACGACAACAGACGGATTATATAATAACATACAAGCACAAATTACACAAAATGTAATTACAGCACACCAAATCACATCTCCATTACTGTTAGGTATTAGAGATTTAGGTGGTAATGGATTGGGAAACAACAAGGACGAAATACTTATTAGTTATAATCATTTCATCAATACAAGTTGTAAGCCCGTTCAACGAATTATATTAGGTGAATTAGAAAGATTGATATTCTTAAAAACAAAAACAAGAGTTAAATTAATAATAGAACAAAACCCAATTTTAGATATATAATATGGCAACATTAGTAATGATGGTTAGTGTGGATAAAGTGGTTCAACTAACATCAATTTCCCAAAATCTAGACACTCATACAATCCGTCCGAACATCTTCATCGCACAAGAACAAGTAAGACAAATATTAGGTGATTTACAATACAGCGAACTTATTCAAAAGATAGGAGCAAGTGAAGCACTTACACAAAATGAAACTTACTTAATGGATTATATACAACCATTTTTAATATGGCTTTCAGCACTTGAAACTACCGTAAGTATGTATATGAAGATGGTTAATAATGGTGTAACGACAGGAACTGATGGTGATGGTCGTAAAGGAGTTGGTATTGAAGAATTAAAGTTTCTTCGTTCTATGCTAACTAATAGAAGTGAAACATACAGGAAACAATTACAAGAATATATTAGAATTAATTTAGCGTTATATCCATTAATCGCACAATCTAATTCCAATCAAGTTGTTAGGAGTAAGAGAAGAGCGAACTATTTTTCAGGCATCCACTTTGACGACTACTCTTATCGTAGTGTTTATTTCCCTAATACTGAAAGATATAGTGAATTATCTCACACAGACCCGCCGGGTTGTGATTTGTAAAACAAAAAACCAATGATAGAAAATATTATAATAACAATCATAACCACATTAATAGGATATTTTGTGGGATATAGAAAATCTAAAAATGAAATTGAAGGCGGTCGTCTTGAAAATCTTGAAAAATCTATTCATATTTATCAGGTTGTAATTGATGATTTAGGAAAGAAAGTTGAAGAACTAACAATCCAAATATCAAAATTAGAAATAATGATTGATAGTTTGAAAAAAGAAAATAAGAAGTTAAAAGAAAAAACAAGTAGTATATAATGGAAATAAATCAATTTATAAGTTGCTTACACCAATCAAAACAACAAGCGATAGTATGGCATCATCAAACAACATCGTTCTCGGAACATAAAGCACTAAACTTTTATTATGAAGGTATTGAAGATTTAGTTGATAGTTTAGTTGAAAGTATCCAAGGAGTATATCCAAGAATAACATTATATACATTAACAAATCCTATTGATTGGAAGGAAGGAAAAAGTATTTCTTATTTCCAAGAACTATACGATTATGTTAAAAGAAATAGAACGGAAATACCACAGCAAGAAAGTTGGGTTCAAAATCAAATTGACGAAGTAGCGCAACTTATCGCTGAAACATTATATCAACTATCATTAAAATAATTATTATGAGCAATCCAAACACATCAGGACTACCTCCATATACAGAACAAAAAACAAAAAAGTTAGTAAGTAAAAGTATTGCGGAAGGTATGAAAGTATTAAAAGAAAAAAATAAAAAGGAACAAGATAAATTAAAAAAGAAATAATTGAATTGGAACGAAACAAGAGTAACAGAAGAATATCTTAAAATGGTATTAAAGTATTACTCAATACAGCAGTTATTAAAAATTAAATACATTACACAAGATGCCATTACCTAAACCAGTTAAAGGAGAAAAGAAAGAAACTTTTGTTTCTCGTTGTATGAAAGAAATGTCTGCGGAGTATGTTGATGTTTCACAACGATATTCTGTTTGTATTAATTGTTGGTTGAAACATTTTGAGAACGGAATTGGAAAGTGGTGGTATAAGATTAAAAAGAAAGCAACAAATGACGGAACATTTCTTTCTTTCATTAGGAATTATAAAATGAAAAGTTATAGTGATTATCCCGAGAGTGTTAGGAATAACGCGAGTAGAGGAATTAAACTTAACGAAGAAAATGGAAACAAATGTGCTACACAGGTTGGAAAAGTAAGAGCGCAACAATTAGCGCAAGGAGAACCAATCAGTGAAGAAACAATTAAGCGGATGTATAGTTATTTGAGTAGAGCGGAAACCTATTACGATAGTTCAGACGACAATACAGATTGTGGATATATATCTTTTTTATTATGGGGAGGAAAATCCGCGTTAAGTTGGTCGGAAAGTAAGGTTAATTCATTTAAGTAAAAAAACATCTCATTACAATATTGCCCGGCAAAAAAATTATTAATTGACGATTTTTGCCAAACAACATTCATATAATGTCGTTCATTTCCAATTAATCATCATTTAAAGTTCCATTTTGGGACTTTCTTTATTTAGTGAGGAAAAGGTGAAGCACAAAAAAAGACGACCTTAAATCGTCTTAAAACTACTTCCCCCGACCTTAACATACTAAAACAAAATTAAAAAAAATAAAATGGAACAAATGGTCGGGGGTTTCGTTATTACCCTTGGGGGGAAATTATTTTAATTCATTACCAATATCAACACATCTCTTATACGAAACATTCTTGAAGGTTTCATCCGTTCCCACCTTTTGTCCCTGTATAGCGGCGGTTCCGTAAGTATATTTCTTTACCATAAAGGTTGGGAGTGATTTTTTGTTCTCGTTCAATACTTTTGTTAAAGCATCAAGGTAGTCAAAAAACTCGTTCTCGGGTAGTTGTTTCAGTTCTTCATCAGTTAATCTTTTCATAATCGTTTTGTTTTATTCTTTATCAATTAAAACTACTAACCCCGACCTAATCGTATTAATTCAAAAATGGGTAAATCATCATTGTTAATACTCGTCTATCTTTTGGATGCGAGGTCGGGGCTTTCGTTTTTACCTTTATTGAACCACAAAGAAACGCCCATTACTCCGAAGAGCAATGAGTTTTTCAATGTTTTTTTTTATAAAGTTATAACTGACTGATTTTCAGTTGGTTCAACCACCTTGGACTTACCGCCTGTCTTGGTATAGAATGTTTTAAACACCCCTGTTTGTCCTGTTTCCAAATAATCAAACATCTCCTTCTGTAGGTTAAACAACTCCACTACGGAGACCTGAATGTTAAACAACTTGATTAGTTCCAATGTCTGTGTTAAAGCCGTTGTTCTTGTTATGATTGGTTGAGTGGTTTCTTTGAAACCCTGTGTTCTGTCAAACCCGTAAGGTAGGTCATTCCATTTTTTTACTTCCATTTTTGTTTTGTTTTGTTTTTATTTTATTTTATTAGGTAATACTCTTAATTTCTTTAATTGAACGGGATGCGTATAAGTGAATCTAACCTTACTCCCAAACTCCACTATATTTTCACAAGGACAGAAAGCGTAAAACTTTTCTTCCTTACCAAATAATTTCAATTCCCAATTACAATAATCTTTACCATTCCATTTCACTCCCTCCGCGTTAATCACTTCACTTACAACACCGATATACTCGTTGTTATGAATTAATCGTTCAGGTAGTTCATAAAGTTTTTCTTTAACCGCCTCAACATCACTCAATGGATTTTGTAGGTCTTTAATTTGGTTTTTCAAATCCCCGATTTGTATTTCATAACTCAAACGAAACTTATCAAAATCACTTTTTAGATTTTGTAATTCGTTATACACTCGGGAGTGGGCTTGTTTCAATACCTGTATGGTATTTTGATTTTGTTCTACTTCATTCATAATGTTTGGATTTTTATTTTTTTGATAATAATTCTTACATCCGTCCCACCACTTTTCAAGGTCATCATTACCCATACTCTGTGGTATTTCATTTGTCTTTTGAATATACTCTCGTATAATTGTTTTTCGTTTTTCAGTTTCCAATAACTCCTTGTGTTGTTGGTCTTTCCATTGAGTTAATTTTGTATTTAAATCTTCCGTCATTAA